TTTATCGGAATTATAATAGTATTTAATAATAGATGCGTGTAACAAGTCTTGAGCACTAAGCTCTGACTCCTTGTCACAGGGTAAACCCAAACCACCCAACCATTCTGGTAAAAACCAGGGCAAGGGGTGCTTTGTGAGTAGCTCCCAGTTCTGTTTAATAAACAAACTTTTAACTGCAGGCCACCTTTTTGGTGGGCAGGTGCCTTTAAGCTCCCTAGCACGTGCACCCAGCGTATGAATCTCATTGGAGATCTCGCCAGATTTACTACGCCCTAACATAAGTCCCATATTAATTGCTTTTTGCATGACCCATAGGCCATCCACATACGTAAAAAGAGTGGAATTAATTGTACAAAATGTTGCAGAAAAATAAGTTTTTCCAACACTGGATTCTAGTCCAGCCATAGCTGTAATGCCTTCCCATAGAGGTCTAATTAGCCCCTTGGTACCCTTGAACACACAATCATCCCCATTAATTAACAGTGGACATAACTCGCCGGATTTCCGGTACGGTTTGTTTGTGAGTCTATAAGTTTTGCTATTGGCGTTTTCTAAAGCGAAACGGCACAATGCAGCATTAGCCATACACAAAAAAGGAAAAGAGATGATGGATCCCATCAACTGCCCATTCTTTTGAAGGACAGGATGACCACTCTCATCGTGAAAGATATGCTTAGTCAGTGCTTTTAGCATCAATGACTTAAGATTCGCTAAGAACCCAGATGGTAGCTTTCTCAATAAATCTATCGAGATACTTTCTCCAAGCTCTATCATGATCTGATCTAATAAGATTTCAGAAACCCATGAACGCAAATTGTCGGTTGCCGCAGAATAATCTCCACTTACAACCTCATAATCTTTCTCCAACTCTCCAAGAGCACCATTAAGATGTTCCTCGGTCACCATTGTGCCGATAAGAGAGAAGACTTTCTCATTATGTAGTACGCCCCATAACCACTTTTGTATTGGTTTAAGGAAGCTATATATGACTGGTGGACCTTTCGAAATCACTCTAACTTTTAAGGGTTCGGCTAAAGCCACACATTCTACGAATGGTGGTTCTTCCAAAGCTTCCTCATATAAGCCAAAATAAAACTCTTTCCAAGTCTCATCCAGTTGTTGGGTATCTACACAAAGTACTGATCCGTTCTCGGCCTGTTCATAGCCTAAACGTCGTTCCTTTATAAACTTAGCCTCTTCTTCCTTTCCTTTCGTCCCGTAGGATCGTGAAATAGGATCGAAAAACTTCGCACTCTCGGTACCAAAGTCCAACAAGTCACCCTCCTTTGAGAGTATACCATTATGAACATAGTAGGCCGGTTCTTCCGGGCCTTCATTAACAAAACAACCCCACCCTGCTCCGCCTGGCTGAGCGCTTCCTCCCCGCCGATTTTCACGTTGTTGATAGTTTGTTCTAACCCCGCGAATATACCGGCTAACACTCCGCTTTCCC